TGTTTAAACCCTTTTGTTAATGAAAATGCAACTTCTTTAAATGCTTCAAAAAATGGGAACACAAACCTTAAAGCATCAGCCACTTGTCCTTTTTGACTTAAGTTATAAAATATTCTTGTACTTTCATTAAATGCGTACACTTGTGCTCTAGCATCAATAGCTTCTTTACTTATTTTAGGAAGATTGTTTTTAGCAACTAATTCTTTTAAAGCTACATCTCCTTTTTTTAATTCAGGGTGTAGTTCATATAGTTCTTTTTTTAAAGCTCTTGGCAGTTTTTTAATTTGTTTAATATATTGTGCTAATGCCTTTTCATCTGCAATTAATAAATCATCTGCAATAGATCTGAAATATAATTGTTTATAAAAAGGTATTCTTATTGCGTTTGCTTCCCAAGCTGAAGAAAAATGCCAAATAGCATCTGACCACAATCTAAAACCTTTTCTGTTAAATTCTTTTAAATATTTTTCGTAACTTGATGATTCAAGCAATGCTCTTGGTGTAGGTATATCTGTAGGTCTTAAATCTCCTGCTTCTTTTAACATTTTTTCTATGCCTTTAGTAACTTCTTTTAAGTTTCCTGAAGTCCTCCTATTAAGATTTCTCATATTTATTCCTTTATAAACACCAGTAGCAAAACTTTCTATTAACTCTCTATTTCCACCAGCTATAGAAGTAATATGATTTTGTAATCCTTTTATTTCTTTTTGTATATCATTTAAATTTTTTGGCATTATGGTTGCTTCTAAAGTATTTGTAAAATTTTTCCATAATTCTTTTTTATCCCCTGTCCAAAATCTTTCAGCTAATTCTTTTATTGATTTGTTGTTAATTAAATAATCTGCAGCTAACTGTGTTATATCATTTTGCCACATAAGAGAATACTGTACTCTTAAAGATTCAACTGCTCTATTCATTAAGTCAGAATTTTCAAATATTTCATCACCATAAAAGTAAGAAGAATATTCTTCTAACTGTATGTTTCTTTGTCCTTTAGGACCAACATCTTTAATTCTTCTATTTCCTACTGCTTTTTGTAATCCATCTTGTAACTGTCTT